CGTCGGCTCGCGGTCCAAAACCCTCTCGGTATCCGACAAAACCCATTTTGCTAGCGGCGGCGCGTGCGTTTTGTACGGCGGCTTCTTCAAAGCCTTGTAAATGGTGCAGACGCAGTAGGGAGGTGGCGGCCCAAGGTAGGCCGCGGCGTTGTCCCACCATCACGGGTTTGAAGATGTGGATGACTTCCTCAGCGGGCACGCGGACGTAGCCTCGTCCATTGATGCTGTAGTAGTAGGTGTCACGTTCGTCAATGGAGCTGAAGTGGTAGGCCAGAGGTTTTCCGAATCGGTTAAATTCGATGCCTTGTCGGACAAATCCGCCGGTCTGGTCTGTTTTCAGCATTTGGTAGCGCACGGGTAGGCGCAGTGGGTCGATCAGTTGTAAGCAAAAGCCATGCGGTCCGGCGTGTGCGCCATAAATTTTTCGGGCAATAAACTCTCCATCACGGGCGCAGGTCTCTACGCAGAGGGTTTGGATTTCGCGCCATGATAATTTTCCGGTGACTTCACACTGGCCTTTGCGGCCCCAGTCTTGCCACCAGGTTTCAATGGCGTCGTTGATGGCGGTGTCCAGGGCACCGCTGCGCGATTTTCTGCTTTGGGCCTGCATGACGATGCCGCGGGGGCCCACAATGTTACGGCGGCATAGGTCAATGTACCGTTTGACATGGTCGTTGTTGGACCATTGTTCGCGCATGCGTGCGACCAGGATTGGAAGACGTTGGGTGATGTATTCGTCCGGGGATACGGGGATGCTGCTCCACAGGTCATTGGTATCCACCTGCCCTGCTTTGAACATGCCGCCTAGGGGCAGCATGCGCTGATACCAGCGCCGCGGGGGGTGGTTTGGCTGCTGTGTCCACCATGTCCAGAGGTTCATCCTACAAACCTCACAGGAACGATGTTCCCCCAGCTGCGGGGGGTGTCGGTGGGTGTTTCGCGTTGTACGGCTACGGCGTAGAAGGTGCGTAGTTTCAGTAATTCAGCGATGGGGGTGCGCCACAGTTCGCGGTTGTTGATGCGGTAGCGCTGTTGGTCCTGGGTGGCGCGTTTTTGCAGGACGGCGTTGATGGCGTCTAAGGCGCGTTGGTTGTCGCTGCGTCCGTCATAGCCTTGGGGCAGCGATGCAAAGTCTGGCTCAACACGGAGTTTCCCACGTTTTAGTTCGATGGTCTGGGGGCTGTGTGCTGCACGCAGTTGGTAGAGGTAATCGCCGGGTGTCCACTGTGCGGTGTCCGCAGCGGGGATGTCGAATCGGTGGGTGGTGTTTTCACCCTGCGCGGTGAGGTCCAGTGATGCCGGACCACGCAGTAGGCAATGGAGTGTCCAGTCGGGCCAGGGGTAGTTTTTGAGTGTAAGGGATATCTGTAATGAGCATCCAGCATTGATCTTGGCAGGGAATGTTGGGCAGGTGTGCTGGAATGTCATGGGTCACCAGTCGTTAGCCCATGTTCTCCGGCGTCTTAAGGGGGGCCGGGGATGTTGGGGGCGAAGATGGGGGGTATGGTGTTGCACTTCTAGGGTGGGGTCCTGTGGCAGTTTTTCCTTGGGTAGTAAGGCGGCGGCATCTTTAATACGCTTTGCGTCATGGGGTAGATGCGGGTTGATGATTTTGAGGGCGGCGTAGGCGTAGACGCGGCAATCCAATGCTTCGTTGGGGGTTTTGTCGGGTTTGGTCCATTGGCGTACTGGCTGGCCTTTGAGGTAGCGGGTACGTAATTTTTCAGCGGTCAGTTGTGCAAACCAGTCGGGGGAACGGTCTGTGGGGAAATGGGAGTAGCCTGGGCCAGGCTGGGTGATGGCAAGGCGGCGCATCACAATTAATTTTGCTTCGTCCACGCCAACGGTAAAGAGGTTGATTCTGGGTGCGTTGCGTCCGGAATGTTTGCGTTGTGCTTTGTCTACGATGGGACGGCCCCAGCCGCCAACGCCTTTAATGCCAAATAGACGCCTGTCTGTCCTAGTACGCAGGTATTGGTAAGCGGCTTGGGTGTAGCCGCAGGTGCCTCCGGTATCTAAGCAGGCGGCCTGGATGGATAGACGTATACCGCTTTCGTGCTGCCAGGTGGTAGAGAGGTAGCGGTCCAGTGCTTCCCATACCTCGCCTAAGAGGGGGTCGCCGTAGAGAACGGCGGTATGAATGGACCAGGATTCTTCGTCAATGCCCCATGCGACAATTTCCACTTCAAGGCGGTCGGTTTGCATGTCGATGCCCGCAGTGAGAAAAACACCGCCCATAGGGACATCGGCAAGGTAGGTTTCAAGGCGGCGCAGTAGGTCGTCAATGTCGGCCTGTTCGGCGGTCTCGCTCCAGACGCGGGCCAGGCTGACGTTGGTGAATGTTTGTAGGTCCTGGTGTTTGAGTTTGTCCAGGTAGTCTTGAACGATGGCGCTTTGGCGGCGGAAGGTGGAGTACAGTTCGTTCAGTTCGTAGGAGGCATGGCCGTTAAAGGGTTTGCTGGCTTGCCAGTGGGCTTGGCGAACGGCTGCAATGCGTTGGCCGTCATCCCAGCATACGCCGCACCCTTGGCAGACGTAGCGTGCAGTGTGCGGTTGGTGGGCGTCGATAGCGGCCAAGTCGGCGTCGGGGTCGCTTTGGCGTCCAACCCAGCTGACGTGTTCCCATTCTAGGGTTTGTTCGCATCCGCAGGCGGGGCAGCGTACATAAAATCGCCTCTGGTCTCCGGCTCGGTAGGCGTCATCAATATAGCTGGAGCCTTCAATGGTGGGTGTGCTGATCTCCAGAAGAAACCGTTCATCACCAAAGGTCGCGGCGCGCTGCCACAACAGGCTCACCGGGTGGCCTTCGTCCGTGCGTTCGTAGCCGTCTATTTCGTCGCACACAATCAGTGGTGCTGAGCGCCCGCGCATGGTCTTTGGTGAGCCGGACCAGGCAAACATCAGAAATCCTCCAGGGTAGGATTTCATCCGCTGGTTGTTGACGCCATCGCGGCCACGCGGTTTTGCAATAAGGCGTTGTAATCCTTGGTTGGCTGCAATCAGCGGGGAGAATTTGGTTTCTAACCAGGCTTGTAAATCACCTTGGGAGGGTTGCAGCATCATTTGGCTGCGGGGGGCCATTTCGATGCAGTAGCCTTGTACGCATAAGGCCAGCATGGTTTTACCGACTTGTGCGCCCCATTTCAGGGTGACGCGGTAGCAGTCCGGGTCCACCAGCATATCCATGGGCTCGCGTTGGTAGGGGGCGTTGTCTAGGCGCAAGGGGCCAGGTATGGCGTTGCCTTCAGGAATGCGGATGCGTGTCTGTGCCCATTCGGAAGGCTTCATTGCTGGGGGCGGTCGCAGCATCTGTAAGGCGTTGCTGATCATCTGGTCAACGCCTTCTTGGTTTTCTAGGGCGGCTATACCCAAGGTTTCAGACATCGTCTGTTTCCTCGTCTTCGTCGGGGTCCGTGTCTTCTTGGGTCAGGTCTAAGGACGCGAGATTTTCTAAGGTCTGGTCGATTTCTTGCAGCAGTACGCGTTTGTATCGGCGCTCGTCGGTTTCACCCAGTAGTAGGGCGACGGTCCGCCCTGGAATAGTGCGCAGGTTGGCACGCACTTCCGCGAATACGCGGGCCAATGTCTTTTCCACCTGCTCCAAAGGAGCAACCTGCTTTTTCGCATCGGCCAAGTGCAACTCTTCGCGTTGCGCTTCAGCGGCGATCTTACGGCGCTTCCATTCTTCAATATCGGCCACCGCTCCACCCGCCGCTTCTTCTGCGGCTTTGTCACGTAACCAGCGGGCGACTACAGCCGTGTCAAACGTCCATTCCCGCCCACGTCCACCGCGTTTCACGACTGGGCAGCCGTTACGTGCCCATTGATCAACCGTCGGCAACGCTACACCGAATATCTCCGAAAGGCCTGCACGATTAACCTGTTTTCCTTGCTGTTTCTGTAAAACCATCGGTCGATATAAACAACAAGTGAGAATCAAAACACCACGCACAATGGAAGCCCCGCGGAGTTTCGACCCCGCAGGGCTCCCCCATCGGGAAGGACCCGTTAAAATCTGTCAAATTGCAGTTAAATTCGCTCATTTGACGCCTCTATAGCCATCAGATGCCATTGCACCATGGTCACGACGGTGTATCGCTGTCTTCTATTCCGCAGCCCTGCGGTGACCACGGCTGCCCGACGCTGGCCGCCTGTACCCATGCCGCAACACAGCGCACTTGCGCCGCACAGTGTTCATACGCCAAACGCCATGCCAGCGTCTGATTCAGCACGTCGCGGACTGTCTCTACACGCGGCAATGGCGGCTCCTCACACGGCTGCAACAAACCCTGCGGCGGGGTGATCACCTCAACGCGGGTCTGCGTGACGATAACTGGCTTGACAGGACCCCCCGTCGAGCAAGCACCCAAGTACGTCAGGCACATCAATATCCAGAAAGGCTTTCGCCTCATCGCTGTGTTGCTCCAAATGCGTGATGCGCTGCCGCAATGCACGGTCGCGCAACGTGATCCGATTCAAATCCGTATGCAGCCCCGCAATCGCCTGCCTGTCGATCTCCCGTAACGCACGCAGCCGCGCAATCGCAGCGTCTTGCTCCGTGTTGATCGCAACCTGCGCATCCAACGTGCTTTCCACCGCCGCTAACTGGCCTTCCAGCTGCGCTGCCCGCTGCGCTAATTGACTGCGCTCGGACCAGGCCAGGACTGCATGTGCAACCAGCGCCACCAACGCACCAATCATCATGTACTCAACCAACAGCCGCACACTGGGCAAACCTCGCCCCACACGGCGCAGTGTATTAACGATCATCCGAACTCCTTCTCCCGCCCCCCACTTTAGGGACAATAAAGCTTTGAATTAGGTCCAAACTGGCAGAGGCCCCAAGCCAACCAAACACCCCCACTGTGACTGCCGTCAGTTGCTGGCTTAACTCCAGCGATTCACACACCCACATCGCAAACAGCCCAACAAGCCCCGCCGCACTCGCTTCGATCAGCACACGCGCCCACGTTGGTTTCTCGCCGTTGTCGAGCGTGCGCATTAAGTAGCCGAGTACCCCAGCCACCATCGCAAGGCACGTGTAGAACGCTTCTTTCCACCAGGACATCATGGCCGAGGGATCAATCACGGCGACCCTTTAAAGCAGCACGCCGTTTCTTCTCTTCAGCACGCCAGTCACCGCCTTCAAACAATGCACGTTCGGCGGCACGCCTGATGATTAAGCCAGACTGCACACGACCGCCCGCCCATTTCCACACATGAAACTGCTGCGCCGCACCAGCAACATCACCGGCATTAAGCTTGCGTAACAGCGTCGAGCGGTGGAACGCGCCCACACCAATGTTGAAGCTCAGCGATACCAGCGCATCGAACTGCTGTTGCTTGAGTGGCACACGCGCATAACGCCGTACAGCCGGTTCAAACTCTTTGGCTAATCGAGCACGTAACATCGCATCGGCTTCCTGCTCATTGGCAAGACACATATCTGGCGTCACATGCTTGCCCGTCTCGCCGTAGCCAATCGTCAACACACCCCCAGGACAGGTATACGAGCTCAGCTTGCAACCCTCAAAAAACTTAATCAGTGCAATGCCTTCTTCACCAATGGTCTGCATGACAAGTCCCGGAGACATTCATTGCCGCTCATCCTGCGTGTATCCTGGGCATACGTCCTGTGACAGGTTTTCCGTGGCGGGTGCGAGGGAATACCGGCAGCGAAATTCCTGACGTGCCTAACACTGATCCCAAATATCTTGGCAATGACATCAAAGGGCACACCACTACGCAGAAGCTCCACAACAGCACAATCTCGCGCATGGCGGGCAATGTAATTGCAATTGGCTGGCTGCAAAATCTCCCCACCGAAAACATCCACCAGCTTTTGCGCATCCTCCCATCCCAAAATGGATACCAGCCGGTGATGGGGCGATAAAGCCTTAGGAACATACAAAATCACCTTGCCGCTGCGGCGGCCTTTGGGGTATGTACGCGGCAACTGGCCAATCAAGGTTAACGCTTGCTTCCGCCCGATAACATCAGCCAACTCCTGCACACTGGCAGGCAGCCCCGTAGCGACAGTGGGCCCCACCCCAACCCCTACGGTATCCCCGCATCCCACAACGCAGGGCTTCCCACCCAAAGGGAAACGCGCCAGCAAGCGAGGCGGATTGGAGTGTTGCAGCAGGCATGTTGTTTGCATTGGACACTAACCCATCACAAAAAAGCATGGGGACTAGTATAACTCATTGATTATAAAGAAGATTGTTGGGTGAGACGGCGGCGCTCTGCTCCCGTCGGGGTGGCAGTGGCTAGATGTACGG